ATGAGGACAATTTAGAAGTTTTATTTTTAAATTATTTTAATATAACAAAATTGTATTAGGATCATCTTAATATTAATGATAGTTTTAGTTTATTTTAAGAATTCTTTTAGGATTCTTAATATTTCAAAAGTGGATGTCAACATAAAGATTACTTATATAATATAACTAATATGATTAATAATATTATAATAATTGGAGAACAATCAATTAATAAATTTTTTATTTTGTCAAATTTATTAGACCATCAACTATTACCAAAACAAGAATTCCTACTAGAAGTTATTCCTTTACCTATTGAAATCAAATTAGGAAATTATGATACCAAAATAATTTATAAAAATGATGAATTTATATTAGATAAAAAAAATATTTTAAGTAAAATACATAGTATCATAAAACCTTTAAAAAATAATCATATTTATTTTGAACCAATTACTATTCAATTCAATTCACCTTATTCAATTAATTATTATATTTTACCTAGTTATGAAATAGATAATAATACCAATAATTTATTAGATATGAAAATATTATCATTGTATGATAAATATTTACAATTAGATAATTTATTATTAATTAACATCATTCCAACTAATTGTATAAATTTATTGAAATCATGTACTAATGTAATGGTAGATTATTTAAATAAAAATAAAATTATTTTAATTTTTATATACGATAGAGATAATTTAGATTTATCAATAGAATCTATAGATTTAATTGAATATAAAAATGTTTATTATATAAAAAAATCAGATTTTTATATAACTGATTCTAATAAATATATTAAAAAAATTTTATCTGAAAATTTAATTAATTTAAATATAAATAATGAAAAAAACTATTTATCTGATAATTATTATTTAGATGATAAATTACAATCTGAAATTAACCTTCTAGATTTAAATTTTAATCTAAATATCATTAAAAAAATACTTAATAAATTATATTTAAGTTTAAATAATTACGAAATAGATAATTCTTTTACAAATTACTATGATTTTTTATATTATATATATATATCAAATGAATATAGACATATTCATTATTATAAAACTTTAAAATATAGTAACAATTTTAAATCTTCTGATGACCATGATATTTTAAATAATAATATAGATAATATAGAAAATATGGAACAAATGTACAAATTATTAAAGTATAATTTTAATATAAAAAATTTTGAATTAATTGATGAATTTAAAGATTATAAAAATTTAATTGAATATGCTATCGATTTATTTGATATTACTTTTAATTATTATATTAAAAAACTCGAACCTGAAATATTAAGATATTATGTGACATTATATCATAATAGAAATTATACAGAAGAATTTGAATCAACCGAAGACTGTAAATTCACATTAATGATTAAAGGTTTAAGAAAAATGTGTATAGCATTAATAAAAAATAAATTTAGTTATTATTCTTAAAATCAAATTGATAAATAAGAATATAATATATAAAATATAGATTTTAATTTGCTTGAATCAATTATAAATAATAATAAATAAATTTATTATTATTTATAGTAATATATAGAATGGCAAATAGTCAGCAGAATTTAGGGCTAACATATAAAAATATGCTTGATTTAACAAATAATATAATAAATATATCTAATACTACTATTTTTATGGGAGTAGTAACAAGTTGTAGTAATTTAAATGTAAAAAATATATTTTATACTGACAATATATTATCAGTTACATCTAATTTATATAATTATAATAAAACATATATTAATAATTATTGTAATATAGGGAATAATATCAAGGCAAATACTAGTATAATAAAAGGAAATTTTACTATAGTTTCAAATTTAAATGCAAATTATGGAAATTTAGATAATGTAACAATGAATTCAAATTTAAATATTGATGGAAATATATATTTTAATAATATAACAGTAGAATCAACATTATATAATTCTAGTATATCTTATTTTAATTATATTACAACTTACGGATATATATATATATCACATAATGCTAACCTTAACAATACAACTATTAATTCACAATTAATGATATCTGGAACAACTACCATTAATAATACAAGTTTTTTATCAAATTTATATATATCTGGTAATACTATTATTCAAAAGGATGTAACTGTATGTTCAAATTTATATATTTTTGGTTCAGCTAATTTGAATAATAAAGTTACAATTGTATCTAATTTAGCTACATCTAGTTTAACAAATATAAATAATTCAGTAACAATGAATAATATAACTATATTATCAGATTTATCAGTATTTGGTTCATTTAATTGTATAAATTGTTCTATAGGAAATATAAGTATGGTAGGATTACCAGAATATCCTAATAATAGTGCTGCAGCAAATGGTGGTATTCCTTTATGGGGATACTATAGAACAGGAGACATATTAAAAATTAGAACTGATGTAATTTCTCCTATATTAACATTATCCGGTCCAAGTCTAATAACTATTAGTAAAGGACAACCATATATTGATCCAGGAGTTTTTGTAACAGATAATTTAAATGAAAATATTTTACCTTATATTACAAATATCCAATATAATTCAACTAATTATCTATCTAATCAAATTTTATTATCTAATTCTACTACTATAACATCTTTTAATACTAGTTTAGTAGGAAATCATATAATAACATATACTGCAATTGATAGTTATGGTAACTATAATAATATTACACGAACTGTAACAATTCAATTAAATTTAACTTCACCTACTATAACATTGGTAGGAAGTAATTTAATCAAAATTCCTATTAATACAACTTATACTGATCCAGGGGTTATTATTACAGATTATTTAAATAGTAATCTTAGTCCAATAATTACAGGTTCTGTAAATATAAACCAAGCAGGAAAATATTTATTAACATATACAGCAATTGATTTATCTGGAAATGCTAAATCAGTAACTAGAACAGTATATGTTTTATATACACAAACTATTCAAGGGTATAATTTTGATACTCCCTCAAATACATATTTATATATATCTGGTAATTATACTGTATTAGCAAAAACTCAATATTGGACAATTGAAACTTGGGTTTTCTTTACGAGTTTTGCATCTAATGGTTGTACAATTATAGATTTCCGATCAAAACCTTTTGTATCTAATATAGGTAGTTTTGCTATATTAGTAAATTCTAGTGGTTATATAGGTATATATAATGGTACAACAACTGTATCTACATATTTATCTAGTACCGTGAGTTTATTAAAATTAAATAAATGGTCACATATTGCTTGTCAAAGAAATGGAATTAATATAGAATTTTATATTGATGGAACATTTGCTGGACAAATTTCATGTGGAATTTATTATGATGAAACAAGTTTAACCAATTTATATCAAATAACTTTAGGAATGGCTAATAATCAACTTGATACATCATCAAGTTATCATCTCAAAGGTAAGTTATCTCATGTAAAAATTTCTTTAGGATTACAATATAATATAGCATTTATTCCCAAAAATGATTTAACTCCATTACAATCCGAATTAAATAATACATTATTTTTTCTTACCGATAATTATTTAGATCTTATAAGTGGTATTACAATGAGTTATTTAACATTACCTGTTATTGAAAATAGACAAAATTATATAAATTTGGTACCAAATAATATTACAATAAATAATTTAATATTTAATTTACAAGTATCTAATCTTCCTAATACTAATATTTCATGGGTAGATACAACTAATAATTATAGTTTTATTATGCATCCAAATGCAAATAATTTTAATTCTATTAGCAAAATTCAAAATAATAATGGATGGAGACGTAGTGGTTATGCTGCATGGATAATGAATACGAGTTCATTTAATAATTTTAAGTCTGTAGCTTGGGAAAATGGTTTAACATTAGAACAATGGATATATATTGATTTTGATTTTATTCCATCACAAAGTACTAATATGCTATTAGTAGGTCAAAGTTCTCTATTTTCATCTTATGATTACGGTTTTTGTTTTAGTCAAAGTAATTATTCTTATTCTACATATCCCTACAATGTTTTAGCCTTTTCAACTAATATATTATTACAAAATCAAACAACTGGAGCTGGAAGTATCAATTTAAATACTTTACGAGGAAAATGGTCTCATTTAGCTATAACCATTAGTAGTTCAAGTTCAGGTTCTATTAAAACTTTAAATTTATATCTTAATGGTGGTCTAGTTATTTTATTAGATAATACTACATGGTTACACTGGCCAAATCCTGCTTTATCTTCTAATTATTTTAGTATAGGTTGTAATTCAAATAATGGAGTTATTCAAGCAGAAAGTTTAAATAGTATTCACTATGGTAATACACGTATGTACAACAGATTATTATTTCAGGATGAAATAATTAATAATTATTATTATGAATTACTAAATTATATAATACCTACATCTAATATATATTTTATTACAAAACCACCAATAATAGAGTCTTTAACTGTACCAAATTATGATTTAACAGCTGGATATTTAACACAAAATATTGATTTAAATATCCTTAGAAGTTCATCTTTTTGGACCATTGAAGTATGGGTATATGCCACATCCTGGGGAGCAAATGATAGTAATTGGATAATAGATTTTAATTATTCTGGTAATAATACAAGTTTCTTTTCTATTGGAATAACTACTAATATTACTGGAATATCTCCTTCAATAACATATGATGGTAATGGACGTCCTTTTATTTATTATGCTAATGATACTATAATGCAATGGAAAATTAAAAATAATGTGGTACCTTTATATCAATGGGTTCATCTTGCATACCAAAAAAATAGTGATACCGAATTACAAATATTTATGAATGGTAATACATTAGGAACTTTTACTATTAATGCAAATGAATGGAAATTTCCATCTTTTAGTGCATCAGGAATAAATAATATACTTATAGGAGGATCAGTTAATAATCCTTCATCTACAACTAAACACTGGAAAGGTCAAATGAGTCAATTAAAAATATCTCTAATAAAAAAATATAAAACAAATTTTACACCACAATTTGATTTGTCTATTAATGATTTTGGTATATTTTTATTACATGATAATTATACAAATTATGCTTCTGGTAAATCTCTAACAATTAATAATAGTCCTATATTATATAATACGATTCCTACAACCGCACCTAAATTAATACTTAATGGGTCTTCTACTATGACATTATTTAAAAATATTGATTCTTATATAGAATTAGGTAGTAATATTCAATATAATTTAAGAACGAAACAAATTAATTATTCTATTATAGGAATACCTAATACATCTACTATCGGTTTATATTCTATTAAATATATAGCTATTGATATTTTTAATAATGTAGGTTATATTAAAAGATATATAAATGTTATTACATATAATATTCCACCAGTTATTAAATTAATTGGTTCTAGTGTTTTATATCTTCCAATTAATGGATCATATACTGAATTAGGAGTTATTATTACTAATAATTTAAATGAAACTATAATACCTAATATTTCGGGAACTGTAAATGTAAATAGTATAGGACAATATATAATAATTTATACTGCTATAGATAGTTATGGAAATAGTTCAAGTATACAACGCATAATTAATATAATTATATCTACATCTCCATTATCAAATGTATATTTTTGGTTAGACCCATCTATTACTACAAATATTACATTTAATAATTCAAATACTATAGTTAATGTTTTAGATATTTCAGGTAATAATATTTATATGGTTCCTTATGTTGGGCAACCTACAATATTACCAAATACAATAAATACATTATCTGTATTTAATTTTTCTAATTCATCAAGTTTACGAAGTTCTAATACATATCCTAATTCAACTAATGTAACATTAGCTTTAATTGTATCATTCTTACAAAATACATCTAATGGATGTATATGGGGACATTTTTCTAATCGGAACACTGATATTTCTTTAGTAAATCCAACTAGTCAAAATTTAATTAGTTGGCGAACTAATAGTAATACTAGCGTGGGTATTCCTTATATTGCAAATATTCCAGTTATGATTATAGGAATTCTTTATAATGGAATTTCAAGATATTTAAAAATGATTAATTTAAATACTGGACAAGAATTTGTTATATCTGGAACTAATACTTTATCTTTAAATTTAAGTAATAATTATATTTATTTAGGTTCAAGCGATAGTACAACAGAATTAGCTTTATGTTATATTGGGGAATGTTTATATTGGAAACGTGTTCTTACATCTAATGAAATTTATATAATTGAAAACTATTTATATAATAAATGGTCTAATAATATAAATAATTTAGTATTTACTACGTTATTACCAACACTTACACTAAATGGGCCTTCGCCTTATTATTTACAATTAAATGAAAATTATATAGAAAGAGGATATACAATTACAAATATTCTAGAACCAAATTTAGTACCTATTATATCTGGAACATATAATAATAGTATTTTAGGAAATTATACGTTAACTTATACTATTACTGATAGTATGAATAATACTGCATCAATTAATAGAATAATTACAGTTGTTGAAAAAAATCCACCAATAACATTTAATACAATAAATGGTAATTTACAATTAATAAATTTAAATTTTAATTCAATGAATAATACAAATTGGACATGTGAAATATGGTTATTTATGATTGCTACAAATGGTAATACAGCTATTTTTGATTTTAGACAACCTAATAATGGAAATGCCAATTTACCACCTACACATTTTTGGTTAGAAATTAATAATTCAAAGCCAATTATACAATCAACATCTAATACAAATCTTATAGGTTCTACTATAACACAAACAATACCCTTAAATAAATGGACTCATGTAGTTTGGATGCGAAACAATAATATATTTTATACTTTTATTAATGGTATTCCTAGTCCTGGCGAACCAGTTCCAACTTATCTTAATAATTTAAATAATTTACAATATTTAGTTAATGGCGCATATGCTAATACTGTATATAATAATTCTACTACTGGACATTTTAATGGTTTATTATGTCAACCATTAGTTATGTTAACTGCTAAATATAATGTATCTGGATTTATTCCAAATTGGGATTTAACACCAACATCTATGACTAATATATTATTTTGGTTAAAATATGATTATGAAATTATTTCAAATCAAATTATTATTTTAAATAGAACAGTTACTACTAATACTCTCTTAAATAATCCTATAGTACCTATACTTAAATCAAAAACAGATACAGATTTTTATATTGTAAATGGACAAAATTATATAGAATATGGTGCAATAGCAACAACTTATTTAACAAATACTACTTTAATTCCATATATTAGTTCTATTTTAAATAATAATACTGAACAATTATTAACATTTATTAATATATCGGCACCACCTATAATTATAAATCAAAATATAATCAATACATCGACTATAAACCAATATACTATAACTTATACAACTACAGATAGTCAAAATCTAACATCTAGTATAATAAAAAATGTATATATTGTTTCTGAAATTCCTATTATAACCTATAATACAACAAATGGTTGGATGGGACCAATTAATTCAAATTATAATTCAATTAGTAATACAGATTGGACTATTGAAGTTTGGGTTAATATAACATCATATTCAGCTAATTATTCTTATATTATAGATACTAGAATACCTAATAATACTACTACAAGTGCATGGGCAGGACAGTTCGCTCTTGCTATAACATCAACTGGATATTTAGTATTATTTATAGGTAGTACAAATACCTATACATCTAATTTATCACAAATTCCCGTTCCATTAAATACTTGGACACATTTAGTATATATGAGAAAAAATAATCTTTTATATACATTTATAAATGGAATTATAAGCACATCAATATCAGTACCAATAAATTTAAATACAATAACAACATCAAATAATTTATCTTTAGGTTGTTCTGTAAATCAACCAACTAATACTAATTTTATTCTTAAAGGTCAACTATCACAACTATTAATAATACTATCTGCAAAATATAATACTATAAATTTTACACCTAAATGGATTTTAAGACCATCTGATATGGTAAATATTTTATTTTGGTTAGAAAATAGTGTAGATATAATATCAAATACTATAATACCATTTAATAATACAATTTTATTTACAAGATTATTTTTACCTCCAATTTTACCAAGTCTTGTATTAAATGGTAATTTAACCACATATGTTTTTTTCGGAAATACATATACAGATCTTGGTGTTACAGTTAACTATGTATTAGGTACTTTAACGCCATATATTATATCAATTAAAAATTTAAATGGAATTGAATCTATAAGTCAAGCTATTAATGCTTCAGGTAGTACTTTAATATCAAATGCATTATTATATACATCAACAGATACAAGCTATATAATAACTTATAGTGTAATAGATCCATATGGTAGAACAGCTACAACAATAAGAAATGTATTAATTTCTTCACATTTTGTACCATGGGATGTATCTATGATTTTTGATAGCTACAGATATGAGTGGTCTTTTAGACAGCCAATAATTATTACAAATTCACCTAATACATGGGAATGGGGAGAAATATCAAATTATGAAAAACAAGATGGAATGGGGAATAACCCTGCAATCTGGGGATTATCACTAAGTTATCGTAGTTCAATCGGTTTTACGTATAATAGTAATTGGTGTTTTGTACTTAAATTTGCTGCTACATATTTAGATAGATTTCCACGTGATACAGCCGTTGGTGTTTGGTTTAATATTGCATGGGTGTACATTAATTCAACTGTATGGCATATTCGAGATGCTGGATTTTCATTTAATTTTACGGAATCTGATTTTCCTAATTTTAAACCTGTTATTAAAACGGGTGCTTATATGGTTATATATTATAATTATGATACTAAAGTACTACAATTTCAACTATTAGATTTAAATGGTAATATTTACACTAATCAAATAGTAAATTCCTTTATAATTACATCTACTTCAAGTAATTCTTTTCCATTTGCTATATTTAATAAAGGACATACACTAAAATATTATGATGGAATATATTATTCTACATCATTTGCAGATTATGCTACATTTTCACCATATTTTAATTCTTCAAATATAAATACAAACCATTCTTAAATACTTTATGAAAATAATATATTATTTAATACCTTATAAAGATAATATTAAATTTATATCTAATACATAATATAGTAACATCATTCACTGATTTAACATTAAGAGAAAAAATTAGATGAATTTAAATACTAAAATATAATATACTAATTTAACTATTGAATCAAATTTATATACCAGTGCTAAAAGTGTTTTTACATCATGAATATTAATAATTTAATTATTATATCACAACCAAATAATTATAAAATAGCAAATCTTTTAATATTAAAAGTTGTTGGTTTAGCTAAAATAATAAATACAAATAACTCTTACTAGTAATATACTTAATATAAATAGGTATAATTTAAATATGATAGAATACTATTAATTTAACTGATTCAAGAACATAATTTATATCAATTGAATAACATAAAAATACAATATTTTTTGATTTAGATAGTAATAATTTATATTACTATATTTTTAATCTTATACTTGAACAGTGTGTACCATTTTGTATATATAATTGAAAATATGGTGTATTTTAATATTTACAGATAATAATTAATTATAGATAAAAATTATGTAATTAAGACTTGAAACTAATTATATTATAATTAATTACATAATTTTTACAACTTTTCCTAAATATAAAATAATAAATTATTTATTAATTAGTATCAATATTTAATTTATAAATATTATTATATCAATTCTAAAAATATTTAGTAAATTTGTCAACAAAGGTACTCAATTAGTATTATAAATTATCAAATGCATCTAATAAATAATTTATTAGATTAAATAAATTGAAATTAATTTATATTAATTTCAATTTATTTAATATAATAATGACTCTTAAAAATAAAAAAATTAATCCAAATAATAATTTACAACAAGAAACTAAAAATTATAAAAAAAAATATATTCCCAAAGCATTAAAAATTGCTATATGGAATAAATATATAGGTGAAGAAATTGGAAAAGTTAAATGTTTATGTTGTGAAATTACTGATATTACACAATTAAAATTTCATACTGGACATGTTATTGCAGAAAAAAATGGCGGTGATACTAGTATTGAAAATTTACGACCTATATGTGAATCTTGTAATAAATCTATGAATACTACTAATATGTATAATTTTAAACAGTTATTAATGCCACAAAGTAAAAAAATTATTTGTAATACTAATAATTTATGCATAAAAAATAAAATAGGTATTAATTATATTAACAATGATTTATCCATAACATTAAATGAATTTATGAAGAATAAAGAATCATATTATAATAATTATATTATTAAACCAAAAAATATTAAAATGGTTAAAACAAAATTAATAAAAAAGAATTTTATTAAAAAATTTTTAATTAAAAAAATCTTAATTAAAAAAAATATAATAAAAAAAAACTTAATAAAAACAAAAATAATAAAAAAGAATTTAAAAAAAAAGAACTTAATTAAAATAAATTATATTTGTAAAAAATTAGATATTACTATTATAAAACAAATTCTAATATTAATAATAGTAATAAATCATAAAATTTATTTTTATTAATCTTCATTATATTAAATATTTTTATAGTAATAAATTTAATTTACTAATTTATACAAAATGAATAAGAACCTTTTCCTGCGAAGCAGGAAAAGGTACATCTCTAAATAAAATTTAGAGATGAACCATTATAAATATATTAATATTTATAGATATTATCTTATTATAGTAATAGCAGATTATTACATTAATTTATACTTAGATTTAATAAATAATATTTTTTTGTAAAGTGAAAAATAATTATTTATTAGATTTATCATAATAATATTTATATTTATAAATTTGAATATTTTAATTTAATATATATAGATAATAATTTAGATGATTATTATTTTTATTTTACAATTATTAGTTAAAATAAATCAAATTTTTTACTTCAAAAATTTATAAAAAATAGTTTAATATATTCTAGAAGATATAACTAAACCTTATGTAAAAAATAAATTTATATAATTATTATATTAAACAATATTAATAATTCGCGATACAGTATTTATAACATTACCATTAGAATCTAAAGCATTATAATAACGTATATAAGTTCCTAATTTATTAATACTTACTGTTCCAATAGTTTCTATTGTACTAGTAGATTCATCAATTATACTAGCACCTGGATCATTAAATGGTTGTCCTAAAGATGAATTCATTGTTCCAAATCCATTTAAGGCTAATACAGAAGGAACAGTATTAATTCGAATTTTAATTATACCTCCTGTTCGATATAATCCCCAAAGTGGTACTCCACCTAAGATAGCAGCATCATTTGATGGATAATCAATTAATTCATTAACTATTTGTCCATATATATTTATATGATTTATTGTTGAACTATTAGATATTGTTAAAGAATTTATTAAAGTAACATTTTGTGCAATACAATTATTTAATAAGCTTTGGTTATTTACTGTTAGGTTAGATAAAGATGTTAAATTATTAATTATTGATGAATTGGAAATAAATAAATTAGAATTTATTGTACAATCATTAAATAAACTAAATTGACTTACATATAAATTAGAAAGAATACTTGTATCATTATAAAATAATGATATATTAGATATATTTAAATTTGATAAAACAGTAATAGGA